GGGGCGATATTTCAAACGAGGTTCCTCTTCGAGTCTCAGTTTCTCTTGACTGCGTAATCGATAAGAAACCCTCTGTTCGTAGATTTTTAGGTATTCCAATAATGGAAGAGGATATTACCTATAATCGAGCTGCCCTATCATTGTTCTGGCGTTTTTCTCAAAAGTATGGTTACAGCCTAGAGTTAATAGGTTTTGGGTATTCCAAAAAAGAAATGAAAGATATACAAGAAGACCTTGACAATCTAGGTACTAATCCGTTTAATTATTTTTTATCTTATAAGACTATTTCTGATTTTGTAAGGGAGCTTCCCTATCGCCCAGAATTGGTAGGAGTTGTGGATACTCCAGACAGGGCCCTAAGATACGGCGGCAAATATATAGATATTGGGAGAGTTTAATGGCTGCGGATAACGAGATACGGCTCATATCAAAAGCAATCCGTGATAGAGATATATCTATTCTCCTTGAACGAGGTATACACGAAGATTGGTTTTATGTTGAAGATAACCGTGAGGTATGGAAATTTATACACAATCACTGGAAAAAATACAGTGAAGTTCCAACTGCAGTTACAGTAAAAGATAACTTTCCTACATATCGACTTCTAGATGTTCAAGACAGTTCGTCCTATCTTTTAGATCAACTAATTGAGTATAGGAAACGTCAAAAGACTATAGAAGTAGTTCAGTTAGCTGCAGATGCAGTCTCTGCTGGAGATCACAACAGTGCTTTAACTATTCTTGGTGCTGGAATAGCAAAGCTATCTGATGAAGGCGTAAACCGCATAACAGATATAAATCTTTCTAACAATGCTACTCAAAGATACGACGAATATTTGAATGTTAAAACGAGACCTAATGGTCTTATTGGTATGGCAACTGGTTTTCAAGTTATGGATTTTGCAACAGCTGGTTTACAGCCCGGTCAGTTAATTACAATCATAGCTCCGCCTAAAACTGGTAAATCTGTCCTAGCTATGCAGATGGCAGCTAACGTACACGATGATGGTTTTGTCCCCATGTTTCAATCTTTTGAGATGAGCAATATTGAACAACAAAGGCGTCATGATGCTATGCGAGCGCACATCTCTAATGGAAGACTTATGCGTGGAGCCTTAAAGCCTGAAGAAGAAATTCGATATCAAAAGTTCTTACAGCGCATGGACGCTATGCATAATTTTTATCTATCAGAGTCGGTATCTGCTCAAACTATAAGTGCTTTGTCAGTAAAGATTGAGAAGTTACGCCCAGATATTCTTTTTGTTGATGGTGTGTATTTGATGGTTGATGAAATGACGGGAGAAATGACTACTCCCCTTGCCTTAACAAATATAACTCGTTCTATGAAACGCTTGAGTCAACAACATGAGATCCCAATAGTTCAAACAACTCAGGTTTTAAATCACAAAGTACGTAGGGGACAGGTTACTGCTGACTCAATTGGTTATTCTTCATCTTTTCTCCAGGATTCAGACGTTATCTTTGCTCTGCAACGTCAAGACGAAGCAGACGATAGCTCCAGATTGTTAAAAATAGTTGCAAGTCGCAACTGCGGTCCCGCTGAAGTAGAACTTCTATGGGACTGGGAAGAAGGAAGGTTCGAGGAATATGGAAGCGCAGTATCCATATGATGGCAGCCAACTCTGTAAGAATGAAGATCCGGAAATATTTTTTCCGGAAGACTACAGTGTTAAGTCTACGGTTAACGTTGCTAAGGATATCTGTCGTAAATGTCCTCTTATCAATTCTTGCCTTGAGTATGCGATATTTGAGCCGAATCTTGAAGGAATATGGGGAGCCACAACTCCAAGAGAGCGTCAAAGAATCAGATCTCAGAGGAGAAGACGTGCCCCGATCTATTCGTGAACTTAAGCCAGATTACACTGGTACTTTGGATCACGAAAATGAAATTCATCATGAATGTCCAGTATGTGATTCAAATATTTGGAACATTAAAGCAATGTTTGACGAATATGAGATCTCAACGTACTTTATCGACATGGAGTGCTCAGTATGCGGAACTTTTGCTAAAGCCCCTACTTTGGTGGATAAACCGTAATGTTCTATCAAGAGGGGGATATAGAGCGTACTCTTTTACGTTTAGGTATAGAGGCTTCTCAAAGACGATCTGAATTAATTGCTTTATGCCCTATGCACAAGTATAGAGTTGGAAAAGAAGACACTAATCCTTCTTGGTCTATAAATGCCGATACCGGAGCTCATCATTGTTTTTCTTGTGGGTACAAGGGAAACCTATTAACTTTAATTTCTGATCTTCTAGAGTATGGGGATCTAGAAAAAGCAAAGTCATGGTTAAGGTCTAATACCGATGTAAATTGGGAATTAGTATCTAAACAACTAAATGAGGCTAAGAAAACCTATATTCATTTACCAAAATTAGTTCCTATGAGTGAGGCTAGACTTGCTGTTTTCAAAGAAGTTCCTGCTTGGGCTGCAAAAGATCGCGGATTGTCAGTAGAAGCTTGCAACACCTACGGAGTATCTTGGAGAGAATCAGATTCTACTTGGATACTCCCCATTAGGTCTTTAGATGATCGTCTTTTGGGTTGGCAAGAAAAAGGGCATCTGTCTAGAAAGTTTTTTAATCGACCTCCAGGCGTCCCAAAATCAAAAACTTTATTTGGCATGAATTGTTGGGATAAAGATCAAATGATAGTTATCGAATCTCCATTAGATGCGGTTAAATTAAAGTCTGTTGGTATACCTGGCGGCGTAGCTACTTTTGGCGCTGTTGTTAGCGAAGATCAGATTGAAATAATGCGTAAAGCGGAAAATTTAATTATTGCTATGGATAACGATGAGGCCGGCAATAAAGCCAACAAGTTTCTTTTAGACTCTTTTAGGAAATTAGGTATAGAGTGCTGGTTCTTTAATTACGGAGATTCGGACAAAAAGGACATTGGCGATTTAACTCCTGATCAGATAGACTGGGGTTTAGAAAACGCAAGACACTGTGTCTTGGGGAGGTTAGCTATACATGGGAGCTAAAAAGGGAAGTAAGAAAGCCACCAGTACTGGAAACACTGGAGGATCAATGGGCGGAGCAATGGAGTATACAAAAGGCTATAAACGTCGCTTAGCAGAACGTTTAAAAAAAGAGGACGAATATTATGCTTCTATGTGTGGCCCAGTCACTGTTAGAAAAATAGGAGATCCTAAATGACTTTTGTTGGAACTCTTTTACCTTTTCAACCAGAAGCTGTAGACAAAATGATTTTAAAACGCAACATGTTAGTGGCATACGATCTTGGTTTAGGTAAAACAGTTTTGACTATTGCTGCTATAGAGAGTCTTATGGATAGTGGGGATATAGAAGAACCTGGTATAGTTATATGCTTATCCTCATTGAAATATCAATGGGCCGCTCAAATAGAAAAGTTTACTAATGGATCTTCAAACGCTCTGGTCATTGATGGAACCCAAAAACAAAGAACAGATCAATACGCTAAAGCTTTCGACTGGTACAACACCGAGGTGGATTACATCATTGTTAACTACGAGCAGGTTGTTAACGACTGGTCTTTTATTTCATCATTACCAAGAGGATTCGTCGTTGTCGACGAAGCAACCGCCATTAAATCCTTTAAATCAAAACGATCAAGATACGTTAAGCAACTAGACTCAAAGTATAAATTTGCTCTTACCGGTACTCCAGTAGAGAACGGTAAACCGGAAGAAATCTATTCCATAATGCAGTTTGTAAACCCTAAAGTTCTAGGTAGATTTGATCTATTTGATGCCACGTTTATTGTAAGAAATCAATTTGGCGGTGTAGAGAGGTATAGAAATCTACCTACACTGCACAAAACTTTATCTCCAGCAATAGTTCGTAAACGTCAACAAGATCCAGATGTTGCTCCCTATTTGCCTGAAGAAATAAAAGCAGAACCAATACTTATTCAATTTGATCGTAAAGCGGCTGTTCTATACAGGCAAATTGTTACCGAATTGTTAGACGATCTAGATGAAGCATTAAATTCTTTTGGCCCTAGGTTTGATTTATTTTCTCATTATGGAAATCAAAGCGATCAGGGTGGTTCAGGAGATCAATTACGTGGGCGAATAATGTCTAAACTAACCGCTTTGCGTATGTTGTGTGATCATCCAGATCTGTTGAGACATTCTGCAGAAATATTTAATGCCATGTCTGGAGAAGGATCTAAGTATGCTTGGGAGTTAAAAGATTCGGGTATGCTTTCTGATCTAAAATCTGCCCCTAAATTGGATGTTTTAGTAGACTTTGCAGACAATTTTTTATCTGAATACGACGGCAATAAAGTTGTTATATTTACTAGCTACGTTTTGATGACTGAGATTATTGCTAAAGCTTTAGAAAAAAAGGGGTATAGGTCAACTACGTATACTGGACAGATGGATGCTAAAACTAAAGAGGCATCTAAGCTTGAATTTCAAACAAACCCTAATTGCAGGGTTCTGGTGAGTTCTGACGCAGGTGGGTACGGAGTAGATCTTCCACAGGCAAATATGTTAATAAATTATGATTTACCTTGGAATGCCGGGTTAGCTGTCCAAAGAAACGGTAGAATTAAACGAGCTTCCAGTACTTGGAACTCTATAGTTATCCAGGATCTCCTTATCGATGGATCCATAGAGGAAAGGCAGCACGCCCTCTTGGAACAAAAAAATGCTGTGGCAAACGCAGTAGTTGATGGGGAAGGAATAAACGACCGTGGTGGGGTTACCCTTACTGCCGGAAGTTTGAGGGCTTTTTTAGAATCTAGTATAGTTTGAACAAGGAGATCTTTTGCCAAACTCACCTAAAACCCCTACTCGAACAATTAGGGTACCCAATGAACTTTGGAGCGCAGTAAAGGAAAAAGCTGCACTTGACAACAGAACCATCACCGATGTTATTATAGAAGCTCTGAAAGAATACATTTCAGACTAACAAAACCTGAGGAGGGAAAATGCCAAAAATAGCAAAGCCACCAAGAGTAATACCCGTAGTAGACCCCTTAATTCAAAAATTTAGGGACTTCATTTCTTTTAAAACTCGTATTGATTCTTTGACTAAAGAACAAAATGTTTTAAAAGAGGAGTTAAATCAATACGTAATTGAAAATGGCGTAGAAGATGATCGTGGGCATATAAATTTTGAGTTGCCTGAAGAAGTAGACGGGTTTAGACGACTACAACGTCAGAGAAAAGTATCTTTAGGTTTAGATATGGATGCTGCTATCTTGATCCTTACAAAAAAAGGATTAGCAGATCGCTGCATAAAGTCAATCCCTACAGTTGCAGAGGATGAGGTTATGGCTGCCCTTTACGAGGGTAAACTAACCGAAGAAGACATAGACACCATGTTTCCTAAAAAGGTTACTTGGGCATTTATTCCTAAGAAAGATTAAAATGCCAGACACCATTGACGAAATGTTTAAAAACGTAGACCAGTATTATCCTGGCTCTAAACGTAAACGTAAGTCAATCTCCTTTCCTGAACCAATTAAAAAAGCAGATAAAGATTCTTGGAAATCTCAAGGAAAAATAAAAAATTTACCTAACGGTAATTCAGTAGAACTATTTAGTGCCGGGTCTTTGTGCTTGGCCTTGAACAGGCCTCTAGTTACAATCAGATTGTGGGAAAGAAAGGGTTACATACCCAGAGCCCCCTATAGATTAAAAGCTAGGGTTGTTGATGGAAAAAAAGAGCCCGGATGGCGCATGTACAGCCGAGCTATGATAGAGTCTGCTATAGAAAGTTTTCAGTCCAGGGGTCTCATAGAGTCTCCTAGGATTGAATGGAATCGTAATTCAGATCTTTCAGTAGAGTTACTGGAAAACTGGACTAAGATTCACACGCAAGAAACCAATGCCAATGCCTAATGCTTATGCCGAAGGCCGATAAGAAAGGAACCACCCAAATGGGAGTTCAGACAACAAATCCACTACGTATTCGTAAAGAAGCACCAAGTGTAGCTTCTTACGTTTCCGAAGAAGAAAATCTAGACGCAACATCTTCTACAGAGATGTTTGAGCCAGAAGATGAAACTGAAGTAGCAGAACGTTCTTCAGCAATTCAATCCGGTTGGTCCGCTGCTAAAAAAGCAGTAGCTAACGCAAGTAAATCCTTCACAACTGATTTTAAGTTTGAAGAAAATGTCCAGTTAATTAAATTTATATCTGCAGAGCCTTTGAGCTTTTTGCAGCACTGGGTAAATCGTCCAGGTAAAAAGTCCTTTATCGGTTGGGATGGAGATCCTTTATGCCGAGTAGGAAATAAACCAGAACAAAAGTTTGCCTTCTCCGTAGTTAACTTGACCGATTTAGAATCTGAACCAGAAGTTCAGTTCATGACTGTTGGAGTACGTCTCTGCGGTCAACTAGAAAAACTAAACGCTGATAAAAAGACTGGACCACTCAATCGTCCAGATATTTATTGGGCAGTTAGTAAGTCTGGTCAAGGTACAAAAACCTCCTATTCAATTGTTCCCGTAAAAGAACGGGATCTTGTTGAGGATTGGGAAATTGATCCTGCAGCAGCCGCGGAAATGCTTTCTAAGCTAAAGCCTTTGGGTCCTGAAGCACTTCGTGTTTCTACTGCAGCTGATTTAGAAGAAATTGCAAAAGAACTTCTAGCCGGTCAATAAACCAACAATTGCCGGGGGCCTAGGTTTCCTCCCCTCCTTTTCCTAGGTCCCCGGTCTAATAAGGAGGCATAATCAGATTTGCATCCCGCAATAAAATTAGATTACTTTTGGATTGATATAA